TTTCTGTATTACTCATTTCTCTATTAAATAACATTACTTTATATCCTTGATCTATCAATCCTTTAATAATGTTTATTACAAGAGTAGTTTTACCATGTCCAGGCCTACCTCCTAAAACTGTAATTTCTTTACGAGTCATTCCACCTGCAAATGTATCTAAATGCCCTAAGTTAAATGGTATAAGATTAGTATCTTCTTCAACAGTTGCTTTCATTTCATCAACAAGAACTTCAATATCTCTTATTTTAGAAGGTTGTATTTGTTTAAGTTCGTCAATTAATCTAGTATGTTTTTGTAATATACTTCCAACTTGTTTATAATCTTCAAAACTTGCATTTAATAATGATTCAGCAGATTTAGCAGTTTCTCTTTGTATATATTTTTCCCATACAATTCTAGAATATCCTTCTACATTAGATTTACTTACTAAATTATCTGTTAATCCAGTTATGTGATATGCTTTGCTTTCTCCTATTTTATCTTTTACTTTATCACATAATGTAACCATATCTATTTCTATATTATCTTTATTAAGACTTTTTATAGACTCCCATATAGCTTTGTTTGTTCCATCGTAAAATGCATTATCATCTCTTATCCACGCCATAGCAACTTCTAGTTCTCTTTCTCCACCTACTATAACACATCCTAATACAGCTTCTTCAGCTTCTATTGCCGATGGTAATGGTTTTTCTTTAATTGTCATATTCTCTCCTTAAAATAGATCTACTTGATCTAATGGTTTGTAATTTAATATTAAATATTCTTTTCTTTCTTTTTTTCTAGCTTCGTCAGTACATCCAGAATAGTTTTTTAAATTAATTACTCTTACATCGTATTCTTTATATAAATTATACACTTCTTCTCTGTAATCATAACTAACCATAAATTTACCACCTTCTTTATGTATTTTATCAACTTTATCTTTTAATCTTAAATGATCTTCTGCATTAAAATTGTGTTGATAATAATCTCCTTTATCTGTTGCTATAAAATAAGGTGGATCTAGATACCAAAAATCTTCTTTCTTAGGTTTGTACCTATCAATAAGATCTCCAAAATCTAAATTTTCTATTGTACTTCCCTTTATTCTTTCTCTGGAATATTTAAATTCAGCTTCCCAATTTTTACTCCAATCTTTCCCCATTGACATAGGAGTATGGATAAGTTTATTAAAACTATGCCTTAAACAATAAAAGTATTTAGCAGCTTGATATGGATCTGGAATATTAATATCTTTTTTAACTTTAATATCAGTTCTCCAATTCATAAATACTTCTCTTGACTTAGGAATCCAATTTAAATATTCTACTAATTTATCTAATTCATGCATTACACACATATATAGATTTACAATGTTGTTGTCTTTGTCATTTAGTACGTTCCACTTTGCTTTTTCTTTTCTAAAGAACATTGATAAACCTCCAGAAAATACTTCAAAATATCTTTCATGGTGTGGTATGAGAGGAACAAACCTTCTGCTCATCTCATACTTACCACCATAATAAGGTATTACAATTGGACAATCATACCAATCATGCGACGGCAATTTTAGCCTCTTTTAATGCCATTCTTTTGATCTTAGGGTATAATTGATTTTCTACACTATGCACTGCTTGTACATTTCTATTTACATTATGAGTTAGCACGTTAGTACCTACATTAAACAAATCCCAAAATGATTTAGGTTTATCTGTTATAAGTTTTTGAGTAACTATTTCATTTGTTTGAATAGGAAACATTTCTAAGAATTTAACAATATGATTTTCTTTAATTTGAGTATCCATTAGTATAGGAAATTCATCTTTAAAGATTAACTTAGTTTTATTCATAGTGTCTTCTATAACAGAGTCTAAATTATCCAGACTTACATTCGACTTTAAATGTCTGTTAGTGTACTTCTTAGCTATAATACCTATTACTGCTCCATTACTACATATCATTCTAAAAGCTCCTGCTATAATATTAACTCCTACTACTCCATTATAACTATTTGCTATTACAATTTCTGGACTCATAACATCATTCTTTGAAAGTTTAACTTTATGGTCTGGAAATTCCCATTTAGTAAACATTCTATTTCCTGTTCCAAAAGATCTAACTTCTTTTAATACTCCGTTATTTGATTCTATAATAGGTTTAGCTTTATTTACTATAGTTTCATTTTTAACAAGTTTATAATCATTAGTCATACAACTAAGAATTTGACCAGTGTCTTCTCTCATTATAAATTTATAACCAGTATTCTCTCTTTCTTTAAAACCTTTAGGCATTTTCCCTATAGCTGGTATTTCTGTTACTGGAAACATTACTTTTTCTAACATATTTCTCTCCTTTTATTATTTATTAAGTAAACTTTTAATCCATTCAAGTAACAATGAAAATATTATACATAATATTCCAAAAGCTATTACCCAAATTAAAAATCCTATTCCAAGAATTAAAAAATTGACTATCCAACTTATAATAGTTCCTATAATTATCATTTAATCTTCTCCTTTGTAGATAGGTGGTGTTGATCCTAATCTATTTCTTTCATTTTTAATTAATATTGGTAAATTTTTATTTCTATTTTGCGCAATACTTCTTAGATAAGCAAATCCTTTACCATTTTGATAATGCCTTCCTTGATAAAAAGTTTCAATCGCCCAAGACATTACATTGTCTTCAATATCTTTAGTTCCTCTAAGAAATTGATAATAAGTTATTCTTGATTCTGAAGGTACATTAATGGTTATTAATGAAGCTATTTTATTTAACATTCTAGTAGTATTTTTACTTTTAGATTTAAGAATAGTATTCATTTCTTTACCAATGTTGTTGTTTTTATTGTATTGGTATCCACACGCTGGACATTTTGCCATTTTTCCTCCTTATTTTTGTTATAATCATTAATAAACTTATTAGCAGTATTTTCTCCTACTAACGATTCTAATTCATCTTTTTTATTACTTTCTATCAAGTATGCTATGTATCCCATTTTTGACATTGTTTTTCTCCCCTTTACAAATATCACAAATTTGTTTTTGTTTTCCAAATTTTACAAAATTTTTATAATATATTATTTTTTGCAATCCTTTTTTTGTTGTATTTATTTCCCAACAACTATTACAATCAAAACAATATTTTATAAATTCATCAGCTTTTTGAGCATCTATATTTTTTCTTTTGTAAATCATCCTAATTTATGATATTCTAATTTTTGTTTTAACAATCTTATAGTTTTTTGTAATTCTATAATTTCATTAGTTAATTCATCAATTCTTGAAGTTATCATAAATTTTTCAGATTCTTTTTCAGATTTAAAAGAAAAAGGTTCTATAATTCCATCACCTTTTATTCCTTCGTGTTCTATTTTTTTTACATAATCTGAATTTGGAAATCTTTTCTTTATGTAACTTTTTAAATGCTTACCAGTTAATTCTACGTTTCCAGAACCATCGTCTATTATAGCCATATTAATCTCCTATGTGTTTAACTTCTGTTTCTAATGCCCATCTTTGTTTCCCTAAATAATAGCTTCTATCTTCCATTGGATGATTGTCTGCTTTTATTACTAAAACTGTACAAATAGCATTTGTTTTATCTATTAGAACAGCTTCATTTCCCTTACCTAATGTTACTAATTCACCAACATTAACGTTTTTAAGATACATAAATCCTTTAGCAGGTTCTACTTTAAATTTATCATTCAGAGCAAGTTTCGCAAGTTTGTTTGCCATTCCTATTTTCTTCTTCAGCTTGTTCTGATATTTGTTTTTTCGCTGCTTCATTTCTCTCTCCTTCTTTTATTTGATTTAATATTTTTTTATAGTCTTTTAATAGTAAATTTATTTTTTTCTGCAAAGGTATAATAACATCTACTCTGTATTCTTTTTCTGCACCAGACTCATAAAGACCTGTTAATGCTTTATTAAATGCTTGAATACAAGTTGTTATTTCAGTTTTTGTTAGTTTTATTGTAGCGGTTGATTCTTCCATTTTGTCTCCTTATATATTGAGGGTAGCCAATTTACATTAGGGGAGAGACGAGAGAGAAGATTATAAATAAAATGACTACCCTCGCCTCTAATTTACATAAATTAACATCAATAATTCAATTGTAAAACCCTAATATTGTTATTTATTTAGAATGGTACATCATCATCAAGTTCATCTTGACTAATGTCTTTACCTCCATTCCATTTATCTACAACAGCAACTTTAAAAGTTGTTCGTTTTATCTGTTCACTTACAGGTAAATCTCTTGTTTCTTTAGTTACATATTGAGATTTTTTAACTGTTACCATAACAGCTTTACCCATAACATCTTCTTCTTCTAATAAAACAAGTTTCTTTATACCTTCATCATCTTCACATTCTACTTCTAATCCTTCTAGTAATTGAAAATATCTAGCGTTTTTACTAGCTGATGAAGTATCAGTAAATACAAAGAATCCATTATCATAAAAAGTTTTACCTTTTAAATGATTACATTTTGTAACAGCTTGTCCTTTTCCATTCATAACAGGAATACGGTCACCACTACTATTAGTTTTGTAATCATACCCATCCATTTCATAAAGAGCTTGTTCCATTTCTTGAACTTCGTCTGCTACTTTATATTGCATATTTACAACAATAGCTGCTCCTGCTCTTGTATTTACTTCTTTACTTACTAAAGAAATAATATGAGCTGGATATGTACCTTCTGTAATTGGCACAAATTGACTTGTTGGATCGAATATTGCGTCTAGTGTTTTTGCCATTATTTATTTTCCTTTTTTATTATTGTGTATTTTTCTATTAGTTTGTTGTATTCTGAAACAAATTCATTCATTTCTTTTGAAGGAGTTGTTCCTTTTGCTCCACGAAAATAAAGATTAGGTTCTACATAAGTTCCATCAGTAGTTTTCATAAATCTTTTCATAGATGTTTTTTTATTAGAAATCATATTTTTAGATTTCATAGCTTTAACTGCTTTAGGAGATAAAACTCCTCCTTTAATTAAAGCATCTGTTTCTTTCTGTGATATTTTTCCCATATCATCTCTCCTTTATTTTATTTTGTATGTATGTATCCAATCCCAAATCTTCTGGTGTTGGTAGAGGATCTTCTTCTATTGTAAACGTATGAAATGAAGGATTAACAGTTAACGATTTACTATTTTCTGTTTTAAATACCATCATTGGTTTACCATTTAAAAGTTTAGTGCCTTTAAACACTACTCTCCTAAATTCTTTTCCATCATTTGTACCTATAGTATAACATTCTTCTTTATCTAAAAGACTATGTATTTCTCCATAAGTATTATTTATTGTTTTCATCTGCTTCTCTCTTTAGTTTTGCAAGTGATCCTTTATAATTCATATTATTAACAATTCCATCTTTAATTAAATTATTAATATGTTTATATTTAGATTCACTTATTTTCTTAGCATACATTTTTAATTGATCTATTTGAATAGTTGTTAATTCTGGATCTTCAAATTGATTTTTATAAATATCATCTGCAATATTCATATACATATTAAGAGCTTTCTTCATACAATCAGTATTAGCTGACTTAATATCATTACCAACATTTACAAATTCATTATTAGTACCTTTTTTAATTTGAATTCTATGAGCTGCTACCATATCCCCTATTCGCATTACACCATTATCGTACCATTTAAGACGACCATGTACTACATAAGCTGCTGAACCTAAAGCTTCTGAACTTATAATTTCCCAAGACCAACCTGGGAATTCTTTATCAGCAATAGCTTTCATATATCCTATTTCTACATAATCTAATCCCATTACTTTTTTAACAAAAGCTTTTGGTGTTACTATACTACTAATTTTATTATGTTGATTAGTTACTTCATTTAATGCTTCTTTAATTTCAATATTTTCTCCGTTTATTAATTTTAACATTTAAACTCCTTATCTTTTTTTAGTTAATTTACTTGGACATATACTAGCATATTGACAATATGAACACTCCCAATCTTGAAAAGGTACTCCATAAGTTATTTCTGGAACAAGATCTTCTTCAAAATCAATAGTATTGTTTGCTATATCATCTAATTCTGCCCAATATTCCATAGCTTCTGATACCCATTTGCTATATTCTACTTGAACTTGCTTAGTTAAGCTTGTGTTTTTATTATAATAAAGTAAGAACATATCTATCTTATCAACATTATTATATTTTTCATGTATTCCTATAGCGTAAGTTGCTAATTGTAGTTTATAATTAGGTGAAACGGGCCTTCTATTGTTTATTCTGCCGAACATTCCTTGCCAAGAATAAGCTGCGACAGTTTTAAAATCATATAAATTAAAATGAACAGTAACTCCATCATTTATTGATTCACCAGCATCAAATGTTCCTACTATATTAAAGTCTTTTATACTAACTTTTTCTTCAATGTGAATATTTCTTTGAATTGGAGCATTTTTTAATTGCATTTTATCTAATTTTTCTTTATACAATGATAATGCTTTTTCTAAATCTTTATGGACTATTGTTCCTAATCTTAATAATCTATATGATTTTTCATCTTTTTCATCACTTGGGAAATTATTAATAGAATACATTTGTTTTCTGTAACAACTACCAGCTGATGATGCATGAAAGACTTTTTCATCTCTTGGTCTTTCTGATTCTTTTTGTTTTAAATAGGCGTGGTAAACTGCGTTTATGTTCATTTATCTCTCCTTAAATGACGTTAAATATAATAATATTAGAAGTTAATTACAACAGATTAAATTCTAAATATCCTTTAAATTGTTTTAGTAAATCATCTTCTTCAAAAAAATCATTTTCAATTGTTAATTTACCTCCTATGTGAAAATTAATTGGTCTTTTTTGAACCCAAAGTTCTTCTGGAGTAAAATCATTGTATTGATCATATAGTTTTGTCATTTTCCAATCATATAAAGTTACGACTCCATATCTATTTACAAATACATACTCTCCAGATACTTTATATCCATCAGATTCAAATGGTTCTCCAAAAGTTTTTATTAATTTTGTTGGACTTAAATCCATATATCCAATTAAAGATGCTCCATTTGATAGATTATTCATTTCTTCTTTTTTTGCTAATTCAAAAATCATTATTTAAATCTCCTCTTTTTTCTATCTGCTATTTCTAATGCAAATACAAGAATTATAAACATTAAAAATAATATTGCTATCATAGTCATTTAACTCTCCTTTTTTATTGTTTCATTAAGATTTAATACCCATTCTAATGCTTTTATATATCCATAATTTTCATCAGAAATAGAAGGTCTTACTTTACGATTTGCACATTTTTTATAAGTATTAAGTAATTCTTCAAATATTTCATCTTTATGTTTTACATATATTTTTTGTGTTGCCATTATTTCTTCTTTATTATCCATTATTATGTTTATTATGATCCCATAGTAATTCATGTAGGTAATCTTCTATTGATTTTAATTTATTATATATTTTTGTATATTTAATATTTATATACCATCTTAATAAATAATGATATATAATTAATAACATAGCCATATATACTACTATAAATACATCAAACCCATTTTCTACTAATGATTCTAACCAGTATTTCATTTTATCTCCTTATGTGAATTTAATAAATTTAATATTTCTTGAAGTTGATGAACAGCATGTAGAGTACTTGTCACATCTCCTACAGCTTCCATTTCTTTCATATTATTTATTTTTCTAATAATAATATGTTTAACATCTATTACATGATTTTTAAGACTAAAAAAATCTTCAATTAAAAGATTTATTCTACTTTGTTGCTTATATGTTGATACTTCTTCTTTCATCTATTACTCCTTTTACATTTATTACATTTTATTCTTGGTAATTTATATCTTGGAAGATTTTTGTAATGAATTTCAAATTTATATGTTACATCATTTTCCCAGACATTTTTACAATTAATACAATATTTTAATCGTTTTGCCTCTTTTTTATGTTGATTAACTCCTCTTAATTTATTTTTATTTAATTGAGCGTTTTCTAATGCTTTTATTACCCACTCCATATTATATCCTTTTATATAGATCGTAATAAATTTTTTCTCCATGATTTGAAAGCCAACTTTGTTCTCTAATAACTATATTTGGAATATTTTCCATTATATAGTTTAATATATCATTACTAACTGATTCCCAATAATTGATAGTTAAAAATCTATTACCTTCTAAATCTGTTCTAAATCTAATGTTTTTATAATATCCTTTAAGCTTTAATAATAATAAAATTTTAGATTCATATTTATTGATTGGCATTTCATCTTTTACTTCCATAATTGTTGCACCTCTTTTTTCCATTCAGGTTTTATATTCTCATTTAATATAATAGGCATAACAAGTCTACCAGTTATAGAACAATTTCTTTTTTCTATTGTAACTAGTATTCCTTCTTTCTTTAAATCATTAACTCTACCAGATACAGCATTTATATCAAGTCCTGTTCCTTTACATATTTCTCTAAGACTTAAACCGTTATCTTGTGCAAAGTCATGAACATACATTACAATGTGTTCTTTTTGATTATTCATTGTTCCTTCTTCTATGATTTGCTTATAAGCTATTCTTGATGTTTCTTGCATATTGTTCTCCTTATTCTACTGGTGATTTTAAATAATCCCAATAAAAGTTTATATTTTTTGTTTGATTGTTCATTGGTTTGGTTATTGAAAAACTTTTGCCCCATCTTTTTTTATTTAAATCATTCTTAAACCATATTATTTTGGTTTTTTCATTTATATTAAAAGGTGTAGCAATCCAATCTGCTTTTGTATTATCTACAAATATTTGAATAGATGAAACTGAATTAGCTTGTTTAAAATTATGATATTTAACTTGTATAGTTTTATATCCATTTTTTGTGTCGACAAGTAAATCTATTCCAAAATCATCACAAACTGGTTCAAATACTCTTGCATTAAGAGTAAGCAAATATAATTTTACAATTTCTTGACCTATTATTCCTTTGCGAGTTGCATTATAATTCATAGTCTCTCCTTATAATTTATTAAGGGTGAAGGCATACCTGCCAAAGTGAGCCAACACTTTTTATTTGTACATTCTTTTTTCTTGTTATATTATTTATTTTTACTAAACATACAATTGTGTTATTTAAACAATATAACTAAAAAATGTTCAATTAAGTATTTTTACACCCTTAACTTTTTTATTTTAAACCTAATCGAGTCGCTCTTTTGTTTAATGGTTTCCTATGTTCTGGCATAATTTTTAATCTACCATTAGGAATTTCTAAAACAGTTACATCATTAAGAGGGTTATGTCCTTTCTCGATATATACTCTACCAATTCTATCTGGAAGATTTTTGATTAATTCTTTTATTTCTACCATTATTTCTCCTTTATAAAGTTAGGCATTGATGTTTTAAGACCAGCAAACTTTTCTTTACGATTTCTGATTACTTGTTTTTTTTCAAATGAAAGACCATTGGATCTCATATTTAAAATTTTCCTTTTAGACTTTTGTCTCTTTAATCTTTTAGCTTGTTTAGATTTAGTCATGATTACTCCTTTATTATTAAAAATTAATAAATATCTATTTGTTTCATTTCAACTTTGTCTTACGACTTCTAAGATATTTAATAGTAGCAGAGGGTAGAGTCGAACTACCAGAGTCTAGATTATGAGCCTAGATTGAATCCCATTCTCTCTGCTGACACTTTACAATGTTTATGCCCAAGTTAATACTAAATAATACATATCATAGAGATATAATACTAGCATATCTTACACAAATACTAGCGACACTCTACACAATTAGGCTATAATTATAAGAAAGATAGGTTGTGGGAGCTACTAAACTTCACTCCCATCCTATTTAAGCTACTGGATCTATTACAGTCTCTTCGTTTAATATCTGAGGATAACCTTCATTAATACATATTTGATTAAAGGTTCTCATCTTCATATTATACGCTCGAGTCAACTCATTCAATCCATCAATCGGAACATTAAACGTACTATTCCAACCTCTCTTAGCTGGAGCCTTCTCTATATTACGATAGTAACTAGCCTTAGTTCTATCTATAGACTCCTGCAATTCCTTCGGTCTTTTGACCGATATATTATCTGCCATATAATCTCCTTATCTGACTGTTAATTAATTATTAATAATAATATTTAAAATGAAAAATAACTAAAAAGTTATTTATGAAATCCCCCATATAGGGGGTATATAGGGGAAAAAGGCTACATATCAAAATAGTATAATTTTTTTCCAAATAGAACTTGGGCAAATTTGACAAATGTATTAACTTTAAGGGTGGTAGGGTAAGGGAAAATAAGGTAGAGATATTATAAAGGAATATACAATGGCTAAATGCATGACTGATATACAAAATCTTTCATATGATAAATTAGACAAAATATTAAAAGGATTTGAAAAACAATTAATTCCATTAGAAATAGATAGTAAAGTGTATTTTATAGACATGGAAGTATCTGAATTAATAGATCAATTAATGGATCAATTAAAAGAACTAAGAGATGAGAAAAATATATGGAAAAAAGGACTATAAAAAAAATAGATCATTATGTTTATGATACTATAGAAGAATTTAAAGAACATCATCCTAATCTTGTAGTTCATCCAGATTGGAGAATTGCAGATCAAGGAGATTGGGTATATAGTGATGACGATAGAATTATTCAATTGATAAAAGTATCAAAAAACGTACAACATCATTCAGATCGCAAGAATTATAAATTTGCTAAAGGATGGGTTAGGACTGTTGTAGGAAGTTTTATAAATAGACCAAATGTGATAATGGACACAGATTTTGATAAGCATCCTAATAGATACACATTTTCTACTAAAATAAAGAATACTTCTGATCTTGTTAAGAAAAGAAAAAAAATAACTAATAAAGAAAAAGAATTTGCTACTAATATTGTAGTAGGTATGGGAGCTGTAAAGGCTTATAAAAATGCTTATAAAGAAATGTCAGATCAAAAAGCAAGAAAGAAAGCAACAATATTATTAAAACAGGAAAGAGTTATGAATGAAATAGAAAAATCAGTATTAGACGTAGCTAAAGGATTAGGAATAGATCATGAATATATTCTTGGTAAATTAAAAAATCTTGCAGATTATAGTGAAGACGATAATATTGTATTGCAATCTGCTAAAGAATTAGGTAAAATTGTAGGGACCTCGGGAAATGTAGTAAAACAAAAAGAATTAGGATTAATGGGTGTATTTCAAGGTTTTTCACAAGATCAATTAGAAGGTGCTAAAAAACAACCACAAATAAATGGAGAGACAAATGAAGTGTCCTAAATGCAATTCGCTTTATATTAAAAAAAATGGTACAGATTCTAGAACTGGAGTTTTAAAACAACAATATAAATGCAATAGATGTGGAGCTTCTTTTTCTTTTAAAGTACAAACTGTATCTAATAATATTTATACTCAACCTGTAGAAGTAGAACCAGGTGATATTTTAAATGTTAATAGTAAAAAAACATTAAGAGTTCATGGATTAACAGATGTTCATGTTGGAGCAGTTGAATTTGATTATACAAAGTTTAAACAAGCTTTAGATGAAATAGAAAAAGATGATGATGCTAGATGGTTTGGTAATGGAGATTTATTAGAATTAATACCTCCTAATTATAAAATAAACCAAAGAGGTCAAAACATTTCTCCAGACGATCAATACTTAGAATTTATTAATTTAGTTAAACCTATTAAAGACAAATGCCTGTTTATAAGAGGTGGGAACCATGACTACATACGATCCTTTAATATTTTAGATTTTGACGTATGTAAAGTTCTTGCTAAAGAACTTGGGGTTCCATATTATCGGATGCCAGGTTATACTAAAATAAATATTAAAAATAAAAGTTACAATTTAGTAAGTGGTCATGGTAAAGGTGGTGGTAAAAATGGAGATATGGAATTAGATAAAATGGCTGCTGTGTATAGTGAAGGAGATGTATTTTTTTTAGGGCATAATCATCAATTATATGTAAAACCAATGGATAGTTTAGTAATTGCTAAAGATAATACAGAAGAATTAAGAAGAAGATGGTATGTTAGAGGTGGATCTTTTTTAAGATATGCTGATTACGCTAGATATTGTTTTTATCCTATAGTAAGAACTGGTTGGACTACAATAGAATTTTCTGAAAAAGGAATAAAGTGTTGGGAAAATTAATTGAATATTAATTCTCAAAACATTTCAAAAGCTGAAGAAGCTCTTAGATTAGCTCATAAAGATCTTATATCATTTGGTAAACTTTTTTTACCAGACGACTTTATGCGAAGTGAAACTCCTTTCTTTCATTATGAAGTAGCGGATGCTATAGATGATAAAAATATAAAACAAACTGCAATTATTATACCTAGAGGCCATGGGAAAACAGTTTTAACAAAAGCATCAATTATAAAAGATTTTGTTTTTGCTACTAAAGAAAACTTTCAATTTTACGCTTGGGTATCTGCTACACAAAAATTAAGTGTAGGTAATATGGATTATATTAAACATCATTTAGAATTTAATGATAGTATTAAATATTATTTTGGGCCTATGCGTGGAAAAAAATGGACAGAAGAAGATATTGAATTAATTAATGGATGTAAGTTAATTAGTAAATCTAATGTAGCTGGTATTCGTGGAGGAGCTAAATTACATAAACGATATGATCTTATTGTACTTGATGATTTTGAACATGAAGCGAATACTATTACAAAAGAAGCTAGAGATAAAAATGCTAATCTTGTTACAGCTGTTGTATATCCTGCGATTGAACCACATACTGGTAGGCTTCGTGTTAATGGTACTCCTGTTCATTATGATAGCTTTATTAATAATCTTATAAATAATCATGCTCGATCTGTAAAAGATAAAAAGAAATTTTCTTGGAAAGTAATCACTTACAAAGCATTACTTGATGAAACAACTCCTTTATGGGAATCGTTTTTTCCTCTATCTAAAATAAAAGAAAAAAAGAAATTTTATGCTGATTCTGGACAACCTCAAAAGTTTTTTCAAGAATATATGATGGAAGTTATGAGTGAAGAAGATTCTATATGGAGAAGAGAACATATTAAATATTGGAATGGTTATTATAAATACGAAGATGGAATTAGTTATATTGTAAAAGAAGGACAAGAAATTCCAGTTAATACATTTATAGGATGCGATCCTGCTACAGATATTGATACTAAGCATAGTGACTTTAGTGTAATAACTGTTATTGCAATAGATAGTAATAATGAATTATATGTATTAGAATATGAAAGACATAGAAGTGTTCCAACTATAGGATCTAAAAATCCAGAAACTGGTGAAATACTTGGTAAAAAAGGTGTAGTAGATATGATATTAGAATTACATCAAAAGTATAATTGTTTATCATCTACAGTTGAAGATGTTGCTATGAATAGAAGTATATTTCAAGCTCTTAATGATGAAAGAAGAAGACTTAATAAATACAATATTGCAGTCATTCCAGAAAAACCTGGCGGAACGCAGAAAAGAAATCGCATTTATTCTGGACTTTCGGCGCGTTTTAGTACAGGAACGGTGCATTTAAGGAAAAATATGTTTGATTTAATCAACGAAATCCTTACTTTTGGCCCTAAAATGGCTCATGATGACACAATAGAAAGCTTATATTATTCACAAATACACGCTTTTCCTCCAAATATGAAGAAAGACAAAAAGAAAAAAGGATGGTTTAAACCAAAAAGAAAAGCAAAAAGTTGGTTAATTGCATAGGAGTGCAAAATGTCAAATTTAAAAAAAATAATTCAAAAAAAATGTGGTTCTTTTAAAGGAAAAGCTAAAAACGATTGTGTTGCAAATCTTAAAAGAAATCGTAAAGAAAAAAAAGCAAGTAATGAACAACATGGAAAAAATATTGATAAAATGAGTGAGTCTTATAGTAAATCAAAAAATCAAAAAACAAAAAATACAAAAAAATATGGAAAATCTATTTCTAATGCATTAGAAACTATTAGATTTAAACAATCTAAAGAAGGAAAAAAATGGGCAACTAAAGGTATGGAAAAACGTAGAGATGTTAAAAAACAAAAATTTCCATATAGTAAATAATGTATAAATTCGGGAAAAAATCTAAGCAAAGATTAAAAGGCGTTGACGCAAGACTTGTTAGCGTACTTAATGAACTTATTAAAATAATGGATGTTACTATCATTGAAGGAGTTCGTTCTAAAGAAAGACAAGAAAAATTGTTAAAACAAGGAGCTACTAAAGTAAAATATAGTAAACATATGGAAGGTAAAGCTGTTGACTTATCTCCTTATCCTATTGATTGGGATAATAGAGATGGATTTCATTATATGGGTGGAATGATTCGAGGTATCGCTAAACAACTTAATGTACCTGTACGCTGGGGCGGCGACTGGGATAGCGATGGGGATATAAAAGATAATGGTTTTGACGACTTAGTTCATATAGAAATAAGAGGATAAAATAAATGGCGAGAGTTACTAAAAAGAATAAAGCTCAAGTTAATAAACAACTTTGGGATAGAGCAAATAATACTCATAGACAAAGATGGCAAACATTAAGTCAAAAAGGTTATGATTTTTATCTTAATGAACAATTAAGTAAAAAAGAAAAAGACCAATTAGAAGAATCTGGTATGCCTACATTTACGATTAATAGAATAACTCCTATAGTTGAAATAATGAAATATTTTGTTACTGCTAATAATCCTAAATGGAAAGCAGTTGGAGCTACTGGAGATGATGTAGATGTTGCTCAAGTACATTCTGATATTGCAGATTATTGTTGGTATTTATCTAATGGAAAATCTTTATATAGTCAAATTGCTTTAGATGCTCTTACTAAAGGGGTAGGTTATTTTTTAGTAGATGTAGATAGAGACGCTGATAGAGGAATGGGAGAAGTTAGATTTAATAGACTTGATCCTTATGATGTATATGTAGATCCCGCAAGTTCAGATTTTTTATTTAGAGATGCTAATTTTATTCAAGTAAGAAAAAATATATCAAGATCTAGATTAATTAATATGTTACCTCAATTTGAGGCTAAAATTAAAAAAGTTAGTAAAGGAACTGATGTAATATCTTATTCTCAAAGAGATATTGATTTAGGTGAATCAATACAACCAGAAGATATAACAATGGGAGTAAATGTTAACTCAGAAGATGAAGATATTATACCTTACTATGAAACATATTCTAAGAAAAAATTTAAATATAGAAATGTTTATATAAAAATAGAACCTACAAAAACAGAGTTAATTCTTTTACAAGAAGAAGTTGAAAAACAAATAGAAGAATTTAAAAAAGAAATTGAAGTTGGTCTTTTAGAAAAACAAATGCAAATTCAACAATCTGTTGAAACTGGAGAAATTATTCCAGAAAGAGCTAAGTTGCAAATAGAAAAATCTCAACAAATGGCAGCTCAAGCTATAAAAGAAAAACAAATGGAATTAATTTCTAAAGCTAAAGAAGAATCGACTGTTATAAAACAACAAGTTATGTCTGAATCTAAATTTAGATTATTAGAAAAAAATAATTCATTTAAAAAAAATATTGTTGATTCTATAGTTTTTTATGAAAATAGAATTGTTCAAACTTGTAGTGCTGGTAGTGATGTATTTTTATATGAATACACATTACCTATCAATGAGTACCCAATTATACCTATTCCATATATGTACACTGGTACTCCATATCCAATGAGTGCAGTTCAACCATTAATAGGAAAACAACAAGAAATAAACAAAGCTCATCAAATTATGCTCCACAATGCTAATTTAGCATCTAATCTTCGTTGGATGTACGAAGAAGGAGCAGTGCCAGAAGATGAGTGGGAAAGATATTCTTCATCGCCAGGTGCATTATTAAAATACAGACAGGGTTTTGCCACTCCCACTCCAATATTACCCGCTCCAATAAATAATGCTTTTTACACAGTTGTTCAAGAAGGTAAAGCTGATGCTGAATATATTAGTGGAGTTCCTTCAGCTATGATGGGTTTTGCTCAAGATCAAGCAGAAACTTATAGAGGATTATTAGCAAACGATGAATTTGGGACTAGAAGATTAAAAGCATGGATGGGAAGTGTTGTAGAACCTGCATTAGAACATTTAGGTAGAGTTTTTCAAATGGTAGCTCAAAAACATTATACAATAGAAAAAGTATTTAGAATAGTTCAACCAGAAGCTGGTCAATCCCCACAAGAACAAGAAAAAGAAATAAAAATAAATATTCAAATATATAATGATTATGGTGAAGCTATATCAAAATATAAAGATTATGCAAGTGCAAGATTTGATGTTAGAGTAGTAGCTGGAGCTACAATGCCAGTTAATAGATGGGCTTTATTAGAAGAATATTTTAAATGGTATCAAGCTGGATTAATAGATGATATAGCTATGATGTCTGAAACGGATATAAGAAACAAGAAACAAATTATAGAAAGAAAATCTATGTATTCTCAATTACAAGGACAAGTGTCTTCTATGGAAGAATCTTTAAAAGAAAAAACAGGAACTATAGAAACATTAGAAAGACAATTAGTGCAAGCTGGTATTAAAATGAAAGTTGGAGATGCTAATAATGAAATTAGAAAAGATGTAATTGAAACAGAATCTCAACAAAAATTATTAAGAGAAATGATGAAAGTTGAATTTAATAAAATGAAAGAAAATTTTAAAACAGATAAAGAATCTGTAAGATCAGATATTTCTAAAAACGAGCAATAAAGTTATTGTATTATATAAAGTAATATTATTAATTTAATTGCAATCTTAAAATAGGAGAACGTATGTCAGAACAAGTAGGTAACGCCAAAGAGGCCCCCGAAAGTATAAACGTACAAGATACTGTTATGAGTGGAATGAATTCAGATAATTTTTTTGAAGAATTAGACGCTCAAGTTAATGGTGCAATAATAGAAAAAAGTGAACCTTTGCAACAAACCTCGGTACAAAGCGATAACACGCAGTCGAGCCCTAGTGAAGTTCAGAATGAAGTACCAGAAATGGATACTTTACAAAAAAGGTATAGTGATTCAAGTAGAGAAGCTAAAAGGTTAAATGGAAAATTAAATGAAATTGAGCCTTATATGCCAATACTAGATGCTATGCGAGAAGACCCGAATTTAATTACTCATGTGAGAAATTATTTTGAGGGTGGTGGTCAAACCCCAAAGACAATGACTGAAAAGCTGAATTTAGGAGAAGACTTTGTTTTCGACGCTGAAGATGCTTTTTCTCAACCCGAATCTGATTCTGCTAAAGTTTTAGGATCAACGATAGATGGAATAGTACAAAATCGTTTAAATAAAACTTTACAAGGGCAAAAAATTGAAAATCAAAAACTTGCAAAAGAAACTAATTTTCGTAATAAACATAATTTAAATGACGAAGAATGGTCTACTTTTGTAGATTTTGCTAAATCTAAATCGCTTGAACTTGAGGATATTTATTTCCTAATGAATCGTAAAGGTAGAGATGAAAAAATTGCTGATAATACTAGACAAGAAATTCAAAATAAAATGCGTGAAGTTCAACAAACGCCTGGTACTTTAGCTACGCAAGGAAGTGTTCAAACAGAAAAATCTCCAGATGATTCAGTCTTTGATGCCATTTTGGGTTCGACTAACGAACTAGAAAAGGCTTTTGGTATTTAAATAATATTAAAAAGCCATAAACCCTTAATTAAAGGAAAATAAAATGGCTGACGTATTTAGCTTAGGTACTTATAGTGATACGGCTTCGTATAACGATGGTACTAGCAAAGACACAGGTGACCTTAGAAGAAAATACAACTTTGGAGATAGAGTTTCTGAACTTAATATAGCTCAAGATCCTTTTTTCAGATTTGTATCTAAAGTTGCTAAAAAACCTACTGACGATCCAGAATTTAAATTTACGGAACGTAGAGGAAGTTATCACAAACGATATGCTTATGTAATGGGGCATGTAGACAATGGTTCTGATTCTTTTGCAAATGCAGAATTAGATCAATCTAATGCTTCTGGAGCTGTTTCAGCAACAGGACAAACAGTTAAATTGTATATGGCTACTGATTATAAATCAGCTGGTAATATTACAAGTGTTCATGGACAATCTGGTAGTAAAATAGATGTTGGAGCTAGCGGAACTAGACCTACATTTTTTATACCAGGCCAAGTAGTTAAAATACCTGTTTCTGCTACCGCAGGTGGTGGAGCTGTTGCAGGTTATCATTTAATGAAAGTTACTACAGTTACTGATAGTTTAACTAAAGATAGTAAAGAATGTGTTGCTATTGAAGGCAAGATTGTTAAATTCGATTCTGCTGGTAACGAACTTGCTTCTTTTTTAAGTGACAATTTTTCACCAGGCGGTTCTGGTGGAGATGGTGGACAAGACGCTGGTGGTGAACAAGTATATGATCAAATAATATCAAGTTCTCTTGAAGGAAGACGTTCTTACGTTGTAGGAACTGCTCACGCTCAAGGATCTGGTTATCCAGAAACTTGGAAAGATCAACCTTTTTCAACTGCTTTTGGTTTAACTCAAATTTGGAAAACAGCTATGGCTATGGATAACACAACTCGTGCATCTGTACTAAAGTATGAACCAAATGAGTTTGCAAGAATCTGGCGTGAAAAGTTAATTGAACATAAATTCGACATTGAAACAGCGTTATTGTTTGGTTCTCAAGGGACTGTTGATGGAGTTCAATATACTGAAGGAGCTCTTGATTTTATTACAAATTATGGTAATATATTTGATGGTTCTGGTATTGGTGGAACAGGAACTAAATCTCAAGATGATTTTCTTGATGATATGTCTCAATTCTTAGATCCTCGATACAACAATGCAAATGCTACAATGTTTATGTGTTCAACTGATACTTATAATTGGTTACATAAGTTAAGTGGGTATTTTACAGCAAATGTTAAGAAAACCGATTTAGGTTCTGCTAACAAATTTGGTGCAAGTGCTAGTTTTGACATTGGAGCTAAGAAAAACGTTTTTGGTGTAGATATTACACAGATTTATACTCCTTATGGTGTTATGAATGTTGCTCGTAATATTCACTTAGACGGAACTTCAGTAAAGATACTTGGTTGTAACATGAAATATTGTGCATACAGACCTTTGGTTGGTAATGGACTAAATCGTGATACAGCAGTATATGTAGGTGTGCAAACACTTGAGAATAGTGGCGTTGATCGTAGGGTTGACTTAATTCAAACAGAAGCAGGAATGGAATGGCAAATGCCAGAAGCTCATGCAGTCTGGAAATAGGAGGTAAATAATGGCTAATCCTTTATACGGACAAAACAAAGCTGATGCTAACATTGGATGGTTGCAAAATAGCACTATTAAAGAGCATGGAACTTTAGGTGATAATTTAGTTCTTACGGCTCATGATATGCTTAATTCATTTGCGCATACTTGTGATCCAGCAGCAGCTAGAACAGTTACCACTCCTACAGCGGCTTTAATAGTTGCTGAAATGAAAATAAAAGCTAGTGATGGCAAATGTGTTAATGGAGATACTTGTAAATTTTCATTTATCAATGCTGGCACAGCTGGAGCTAATGAAACTTGCACAATGACAGCTGGAACAGGAGTTACAATTGTAGGATTTGCAGATATTGAAAATCCCGAAACTACTCATGATGCTTTTAGTGTAGGTTCTTCATTATGGGGAATTCATGTAACAAATGCAACTTCGGGATCTGAAGCTGTATCAGTAGTTAGATTAGCATAACTACAATTAAACAATATATGGGGGTCTTCGGACCCTCATATATAAAAAAAAGTTTTAAATGGCAATAACAGATATAATAGCAACAGTTTTAGCAAATACAAATAGCACTCCTACTTCAAATAGTATAGAAGATGCTCAAAAGTATGTAGTTTCAAATATTCCAAAAACATTATTAAAATGGGCTGGAACTGAAACTACTACAGGTGCAAATGGAGGAAATAATACTACAACTGATGTAACATTACCTGTTGGAACTGATAATATATTATCTGTTAGAAGAGACATATATGATGTTGTAGAAGTTTCTATATCAGAAAGAGCATTTTTAGAATCAAATAGTGGTAGTTTAAAAATACCAACTACTATTTATCCTAAATATTATATTAAATCTGGGAATGTTGTTACTGTAAAACCAGATCCAACTGCAATTAAAACTGCTCATGTAACTTATGTTGATTTTTCTAAAATAGACGATGATAGTGATTTAAGGAATATAGTAATTAATTATGCAAGTGCAAAAGAATTTACAAAATTAGCAAGTGATAATTTACCAAATTGGACTTCATTAGTAATTCCTTCTCCCCCCGCATCTCCTAACTTTGGAAATGATTTAACAATAAATACATCTGCTCCAATAGCTCCTTCTATAGATTTAGTAACTTTAAATAATTCTGAATGGGTTGTTCCTACTTATGTTCCTCCTGTAATGCAACCGCCAGATTGGTCTGATACAGAAAATTGGATAACTACTGAAGAAGATTCTGAAATGCTTAATTCTAGAATACAAACTATACAAGCTCAAATTTCAGATTATTCAGCTAGATTAAATGAATCTCAATCTAATTTTAATAAAGAAAATGTTATTTACGCTGCAAAAGTAAATGAGTCTGTTAAAAATGCAGAATTTAATTCAACTAAAGATTCTCAAGATTTGCAAAAATATCAATCTGAATTAACTGAATATCAACAAAATGTAAATAAAGAAATACAAGATTATACAAGTACATTAAATAAAAATGTTCAAGAATATCAATCTAAATTATCATTATATAATTCTGAATTACAAAAATATCAATCAGAAGTTGGAGAAAAAACTCAAGAAGCAGCTTTGTTATCTCAAAATGTTCAAAGGTATGAAAGAGAAGCTGAAAAATATTATAAATTTGCTCAATCAGAGATAACGCAATATATACAAAATAACAATAAAATAATTGGTCAAACAATGGCAGCTCAAGCTGCTCAAAGGTAAGAATAAATTATGGCAGATAAAATAACATTTGCAGTAAGTTGTACTCCTCAAGAAGAATTAACAAATGAAAATTCTGGAACTATTTATGTAATTGCAAGTGAAGTAAATAAATCACTAGGAGGAAGTGGTTCAGCTACTTGTTCTAGTTATGCTGGAAGCGCTGCTGATCAAGGTTATTTAAATGCTACTGTTAATTATATGGAAGCAATAGATTCAGCAGACACAACTGACATTAGCTCTGAAGCTACTGCGACTTTTGTTTTTATAAAAAATACTGGATATACATTTAATACATCTACAACTTTAGGTTCTTCATTAGATAAATCTTTAAAAATAATGAGTGGTACAACTCTTATTTCTCTTCTAGATGCTGGAGAAGCAATAGTTTTAAAAGACGATAATGCTGGAATAGTGTGTACAGGTATTCATGTTAGAACAGTAGATACAAATGGAAGTAATAATACAAGCGCTGGTCATTTAGCTGTAGAATATTTGGTTGTAGATTAATGACTATTCAAGAAATAATGGAAAGAGCTGGAGTTAAAGAAACTAATTTAACAATTGCTTATATTAAAGATGCATTTCATCTTATTCAATCTCAAGGATATGATAATTTAGCAACTTGGAAAACTAATATAGTAGATGATCAAAGAGAGTATGCTTTACCAGCTAATTTAATTAATTTAAAATCAATATCTGTATTAGATACTACAGATAATAAATATAAAAAAATAAAACGATTAATTGAGGAACCTATCGTTACAGAGGATACAGATCCAGAATGAGTTACGATACAAACAATACTTGGGTATATCAAATTTCGGGAAGAAATGTTCATTTATATCAATATATGAGCGCTGCTAATTCTAGTGTTTTAGCTGGATATAGAATTGCATTACCTCATTCATATTATGGTAATGAATTAGTTTATCCAAATGAAAATATTACTAATGGATTAAGATATGAGGGTACTGCTTTTATTGAATTATTTGTTAATAATGATCCGAATGAATTAAGTGGTAATGACAATCCAACTTTAACTAATCAATCTAGTCCAGATGAAGAAGATCATATAAATTTAAGTAGAATGTTATGTTTAGCTGTTGTTGATTACATAAAAGCGCAAATAGCTGAAGCTTCTGGCAATGTAGAATTAAAAGAATATTTTATGAAATCTTTTTGGAAAAAAGTTGGAGATCATCAAAGTAACAAATCTAAAACTTCAATTTCATATACAAGTAGTATATATGGAATTAAATAATGTCTTCTTTTACACAAACTATAACAAATCCTTCTTCTACATATAGTCATAATTCTGGAGAATTATCTTCAACTTATTCTCATTCTTTTGAAGAATTAGATTCTACTTATACATTTTCTTCTGGAGAATTATCTTCTACATATATTCAAACTATTATAAATCCATCTACATCTTTTGATTCATTAACATTAATAACAACTTTACAAAATGTTTTTTGGCAGGCCTTTGATGATGTTAATTGGGAAAACGTAAACTTTTCTTTTGAAGATATGGGTTAAATATATGTTTCTTTATATATATTAACAGCATTAATTTTTAATACCAAGATGTCCATGAGAATTGTCAAGCTCGGAAAGGCATCATAACTTAGGAGAAACAAGATGGCAATAAATAAGTATTCAGTAGTTGAATCACAAAATATACAATTAGGTCAAGGTGGATCAGCTTTTTTAGATACAACTGATGCATACACTCCCCCTTCTGGAATGAAAATTATTATGATAACAATGCTTACTGATGTTGAGTTTAATACTTTAACACCAGAAGATGTTAATATAAATTTTGGAACTACAGCTGCTAGCCCTGGCACTAATGGATCTACATTAACTAACGCAGATACTTTTCCAGGTGGGGTAACTATTTTTGGAAGATGGAATAATGTAAAACTTCAAACTGCTGGGGATAAAGTCCTCTTGTATTTCGGATAATGCCTAGATTAGGAATAGCAATTGCAATAGCAGCTTCAACAATACAATCAGCTGCTGTTGCTGTTAAAAGTTTTTGGCAAAATAAAATTGACACATGGGAAACTCAAGCTAATACTTGGGATCAATCAAATTAAGGATTTATTATGGCAAGTTTAACAGGATCAACAATTGCGAGTAGTTACACCTCGCTTTTAAAATTAAGTGGCAATACAGATACATTAGTAGATAGTAGTGGGAGTGCAATTCAAGTAGTAGATGGAGATGGAACTGCCTCTCCACTATACCTTAATACAGATAGGATTGGAATTGGAGGTCATCCG